AATCCTCATATTCTTCATCTTCCCAAGCCTGACAAACCCGCATATCATTGCAAATGAAGTTCAGCTTTTCACAGTGACCCCTGAACCCTGCGCCTTTGTCATACGCCGCCATCGGGATGCGTTCAATTCTGACTTGGGTCATAAAGCTGTTGTCGTAATAACCACAGTTTGAGCAATGCTTGCGCCGTGCGTCTTTTTCATCGCATTGCATCGCTTCTGCCAGTCCTGCGTAGAACTCCTTGTTTGCCCCAGCTTCATTGGTTGGCATTTCAGGACCATAGTTCCATTCAGCAACCGCAACCGCATAGTTTTTCTTATTCTCTGCGTTAGTTAAAAATTCTTCTTCGCTTGGCAAACCCATGAAACCCTTGGGCATCATCATAAAGTCTTTCATTTTCTACTCCTTAAGTAATTTCACGCCCGTTGGCTCGGATTGTCAACGATGTGGCTGCACTGGCAATAGTCGATATAAAGCCGCTTGACTCAAGTGCTTGCCCCACCAGTTCAGGAAAAGTGTAGGTCTCGTCAGGCGCAAGACTGCGAGTATCCACAATCAGATTGGTTACGCCTGCCCCACCACCGCCCGTCACTAAATTAACGCTGATGGTCACATTGCCTGCCGTGGTATTTGTAGCTGTGAACTTGTCGATAATGGCTTTACAGTTTGTTGCCGTATATTGAGTGGTCTGCACCGCTTCAGCTTGTTTAGCTGGGATTAGCACTTTAACTGTCACTGTCATTGAACACCCCCGATGTTGTTTTTAGTACGTTGAATAATTTGATTTAAAGAAATTTCAATTACTGGTTGGCTTGCAATGATTTCATCTGCCTGCTCTTGCGTAATTGGTGTTTTGTCACCTATCAAATGGTCTTGTGAACCATCTAACTCGTAAGCAAAAATTTGATTGTCTTGTGTTTTAAAAAGTTTCATAATCTTAACTCCGCCCACGATACCAAAGTTAAAGTACCCGCATTCGTAGTTGTTACATAAGTTGCACCATCAGGCACAACTAAAGAAAAAGCACCAGCAAATGTTGCAACATTAACAGCACCAGCATAAACTGTTGTTCCCGCAATAATTAATCCTTGAACAGTATTAGCATTGGTACAAGTATAGGAAACGGAAACCATTATTGGCTTCCCACTTGAATTTGTATATGTAGTTCCAATAGCTCTTGTAACACCTTGCCAAGTTTGATTTACTCCAAGACCAGCGTTTAAAGAGTTGGCTGTTCCAGTAATGTTTGTGCCTACAAGGGTTGATGGAGTACCAAGGGCAGGCGTTACTAGGGTTGGACTTGTGGCAAATACAGCAGCCCCCGTACCGGTTTCATTTGTTAATGCTGCGCGTAGTTCGGCAGAAGTAAACGACCCTAGAGAGGTGGCAGTACCTATTGAGGTAATTGCGCCCGTTAAATTAGCAGTTGTTGGTGTTGTCCAAGTTGGAGAAGCATTCCCTGCTGAAGTTAAAACTTGCCCTACTGTTCCATACGCTGTTCCTGTTGAGCCAAAGGACACGCCACCAGCGGAGGTAATTTGCATCTTTTCATCTGTGGTTGCGTTTCCATTTGTTGCAAAACGTATATTCCCACCAGCATCCGTGCCAAGCACAACTCCACCAACAGCAGGGCGAATATATAAAGAAGCGTTTACGTTGTCAGAAAAACCAGCCGCAATAGAACCCGAACTAGCGCTTACAAAACTTGCCGCAGAAGCTGCTGGCACATTTCCATTAACAGACAATTTGTTTGTTGGCGAAGCAGTACCAATCCCTAAGTTAGTACCATCAAATACAAAATCAGACCCAGTTACAAGAACAGATGTTGATGACGCATACATCACACCATTAGCAGTAAAAGAACCTAATTCAGTACCCCCGCGTGTGGTTGCGAGTGTTCCTGACCACCCCATAGTCAGGCGCGTAGCGTTAAGCAGTGCAGTTGTTGGTGAACCACTCAAAGTCACTGTGACATTGGTATCGTTGGTCCTAGTTAAAGCTGCACCAGATACATCCGTTGCTACCAAAGCCCTGAACGAAGGGGGCGCTGCCGCACCAGACGTTGGTCCGGCAAAGACTTGATTAGCTGATGCGGTAGTAACACCAATACCGCCTGACGCAACTGGCAAAGGAGCATCAAGGCCAGAGATTAACCCACCCGTAAGGTTTACGTTATCAGAATTTTGAGATGCAATCGTGCCAAGTTCATCTCTTGGGGCTACTGCTAGTAAATCAAGTGTTTGTGAAAGCGCTTGTATCTGTGCCAATGCATCATTTGCAGTTGCGGCAGCGTTATTAGCCTCAAACTCGAAGTCCGTATTAACAATACCTTGTATTGTGTCAACCGTAGAAAATAAAAGCTCAAACTGCCTGATTTGCTGTTGGTCAGTTAGGAATTGTGCAAGCTGGTCTCGCGTCAGATTCAGCTTACGAGAAACCGGTGCGGTTGCCATCAGTATGCCAGTGCTTCTATTTGCGCTTCAAGTCTTACATAAGACACATGGGCATCACTGTCACCACGAAAGCGCTGAATGCGCCAGTTCCTCATATGCCCCTGCTGAAACCATGTGAGGCGCTTATTGGTGTTGCCAATCGTACCAACCGCAATAAACTTTTCTTGGCTGTACGACTTGCCATCCAAAGAGTAACTAGTGCTGATTTGCGGGTTTTTCCCAAGCGCAATGCTGCCAGTCAGACTTACCAATTCCAGTTCATTGAATATTGCCCCGTTGCTTTCGTTGTAAACAATCAGTGTGCCAAACTCCCAGTAGACTTGCTGCCCCCAGTGATGGCCTGTGTCTTGTACAAGGTATCCAATATTATTTGATTGTGTATCACCCACCAACCATTTGTCATAAACCCAAACCATGTTCTTTGCTCGATATTGAGAAAGCCCCGTTAGGGTGGTGACCAAGACAAACCAAACTGGGGTTTGTAATGCCTGAGATGCGGCTGCATCATAAACAAGTGTTTGGTCAGGCAAATGCACATAAAGATGCTGATGGCTTTTGTCGTTTCTCGCCTCTAACTTGACAAAGGATAATTGTTGCTCTGTGTATTGCAGCAGGATATTGTCAATCTCTTGCGTACTTATCTTTTCGGTAGTTGCGGATGCACCTACATAAATGCTTGGGGCTTCATTGCGACCACTCCCTAAAAATGCAATGCGCTCAATAAATACACAACAAGCAAATGTTCCGACAACCCCTTTTTGAATCTGTCCGCCATCAATTCGTGCAAATGGAAACAAGTCGCCACCCACATTGTCGAATACCTCAATCGTGTTTCGGTTCAGCGCATAGACCTCGTTCCTTAGTTTTAGCAAAGCAACCACAGGGTCAGGGTCAACCTCTGAGCTTCCGTATTTCAATGGGTTAACAACAAGTGGGTCGGTCAACTCGGTGACAATTAAGAACTCGCCATCCGTGGTCATGAAGTAGCCATCCACCCAAACCACATCTAAAACAACACCCAAGTCAGAGTCGGTCACTTGCGTTAAGGTTGTGCCGTTCCAGTAATAGAGCCGACCACCTGATGCAATCGCCAATAGGTCAAAGCTGTAATCAAATGTCACCAGTTGCGATGCTGGACCACCCACATCACCCAAGATAGTCACAGCACCCGCACTGGATACCTCAACTAAACTTGTGCCCATCACCCGATATAAATTGCCTTGCCAGTTAATACCGCCACGGTCAATGCCTGGGCCTGTGCCGTTTGCCACAATCCCATCGCCGGGTCTTAAAAACCCATTGCTGATGCCCGAAACTTTGGGCACAGGCACAAGGTTGACTGGGTACGATGTCCGCAGTTCAGGTGTGTTATCGGTGTAAATACCGTTCAGGATAGGTATTTGCATTTACTTTTCACCTACTCTTGGTAAGACCTTCTTTTCTTTGTCCCAATATTCTTTGTAGTTTTTGGAAAAATATTCAGCATCTGCCGCATTGTCAAAAGAAATATAGTCCTTGCTTTTCAATGCCCTGTCAAAAGCATCGTCACCATAATTTTTCAGTTCTTTATTTTCGTATGCAATTCTTG